ATCGTCGTAAAACTTGGCGCTGTAATAAACACACAATTAGGCACAAGTTTTGTCGGGTCGTTTACTACCCGTAAGCCCGTTACGGCTGTCAGCGTGGCGCTCAGATCGTCTAACGCCTCGTTAAATAGATCGTTGTACGGTGCAGGCACTATGCCACCGCTGGTCGGTCAATACCTAACAACTGTTTGACAATCGGTGTCATTGACTGTTGCGGTGCTGTACCCATGTTGTCAAACGACGCAAACACGTTTTCAAGACTGCCTCGACTACGCCACAACGCCGCGCAATACATGATCGTGCCAAGCGTTACGTCACCGCTAGGCGATGTGCTGAGACTGTCGTTGTAGCCTGCCTCGGCGCGTCTGCGACTGCAAAATTGGTTGCCAGCCGATACTGCCTGCGTAGCCAGCGTGTAATCGTCAGACGGGTTAGTGATTGACACGCCAAGATAGGTGACAAGGTTTGCGACCGTAACCCAAGTGCAAGTCGGTGTAAACGCAACTGTGCCAGCAAACGAGACTACAAACTCAACGTCAGACCCGGTGCAAGCAAACAAAATTTGATTAGGTACTGCGACATTGACGTTGTAATTAAACTCGCCTGTAATGCCGTCAACGCCAACGTACTGATATTGCGGACAAGCCAACACGGTAAACGTGCCGTTAAACGGTGCGCCTAACGCGCCTACAACTACGGTGTCGCCAACCTGTATGTCGGTTGGCTCAAGCGTAGATATGCAGGCGTAGTTATCTAGTAACTGTTTGCTGGCTGTTGAATATGTTGCCATAAGCGGTGTTGCCGCTTAAAACTAAGCGACGATAATTCGTTGCACCATATCGCTGTCGGCGATAAATGTTGACACGTAACCTGTGTACGAAAAGTTGCGACCCAAAGTTGATGGCAATTCAACTGACATTAGGCCACGAATTTGCTCGTAGAACTCAATCGCGTTGCCTCGAGCAACAACCATTGTGCCTGATGCAAAGTTGCGGTCAGCAACCAAGTTAAGACCAAACGGATTAAATGTGTTTGCAACCGTAATGTTTGCTGCACCCAATGCGTTTACGCCCATAAGACCTGCAGCGCCAACGTACGGGAATACTGGTCGTTTGTCTGCGTCTAACTGTGCGCCCAACAATTCCCAAACGCCCGGTGCCACAAAAATGTGATCAGGCAAAAAGTTTGTTGCGTTCAACATTTTGAATGCTGATTGGTAAACCGCGTTAATTAACGACGACGGGTCATTTGCGGTGACTGTCCATGTTGCTGGGCTTGCTGCAACGCCTGCAACGATTGCGTCGGCTGCAACGTTATCGCTGGCAATAAGGTATTCGCCAATAAGGTCGTTCAAAATGATATTAAGCGATGCTGGGTCTGTAAAATCAATGTCTTGTACTGACAAAGTTACTTGACCTGACAACGTTGTTTTTGTAACGGTGTTGGCAGCAATAACCATTGTGGTTGCTGACGCTGCAGAAAATTCACTTGATTGCGCCCCTACTGATGTGTGCGTTGTAATTGTCGGACGAATAAAAGTTTTTGACGCACCGCCGTTTGGCATGGCTCGAGCGCCAACTGCCGCAACAACTGGTCGAATAAAATTCAGGTCTTGAAAGACTGGCCCAAGAACTGGAACTGGCAACAAACCCGGTGTATCAGTTGTAGCAATGTCGCCTGCGGCTGCTTGCAACGCTGATTGGTTTGCTTTAACAAACTCGCGTGTTGCTGCAGCAACGTTTTGAAATGTTGTGCCACCAATGTGCATTGCGGCCATGTATTCGCCCGGTGTTGGCAAATTAAATTTACGTGCAGGTTGCGCCCACAATTTTTCTGTGGTTGCTTGCGCTGCCTCGACTACTGCTGTTTCTTTTGCTTCGGTCATGTCATTGTCCTTTGTTGTGTCTTGTTCTGATTGTATAGCACTTGTTAATTCGGTTTCGGGGATACCCTCGGCTACCTCGTCAGGGGCGCTGGCTGCGACCTCGGTAATGACTGCACCGCTAAACGCGCCTTCGCTCACGAGCGACAATTCTTGCCACGTGGCCGCCTCTACGATCATCACGCCTTCCTCGTCGTAACTAAACTTTGTTGGGGTTACGCCTACCGATACCGCGTCAATAACGCCGTCATTTGCAAGGGTAAGTGCTTCGTCGCCTAGTCGAGTGGCGCTGATCTTGGCCGTAAACATCATGCCCTGCGGTGTGTCCACACGCTCAACTACTTTGCCGACAATCTGATTGCTGTCATGCTGCATAAATAGTTTCGGGTCGCGCCCCGTGACTGGCAACGACCCTTGCAAAAATCGTACTTTAGTGCCGTCGTTAACTGTGGCTGTTTCGTCGTAAGTAACTGCCACGCCTGAGATTGAGCGCGACGGCAAGCCCTCTGCCGCCGCTGCATCAACCGTGATCTGTGTGGGGGTTAATCGGATCATGTTGGTGATACTACTCTTTCGTTTGTTTCGGTGTTGTCATAGTCGCCCATTGAATATTCGCCCGACAAATATTGTTCAACGTCAAATTCTACGTATGTGCCGTTAGGCAAAATGTTGTTTTGACTAAGTGTGCCAGCAATGCAATCTGCGTAAGCGCGTACGCCAAATGTCCACAAATCCATGCGCGCTTCGGCGCTCGACTGGTACGAGTAACTGCCAACCGATACGCCTGCAAGGTACGGCGGTATGTTGCATAGTCGAGCCATTTCCATTGCTTGGAATTCTGCGCTGTCAATTAACAACATTTTGTCAGGGCTTGTAGCGGTCTCTGTGTACGACACAAACTCGTTGAGCGCCGCTGTCTGATTAGTTTCACGCGCCGCGTTAAACGCCGCTGCAAGATCGCTTAATTCTTGTGCCGATAGTGGCTCGCCGCCTGTTTGACGCAAGATGCCAGCCGGGATTGCTGAGGACGAATTGCGGTAACGCGCCGCCTCAAGTTTTAACGCTGTAGCGACGGCTGTTTCGCTCATATAAATAATGCCTTGTATTGGTGACAAAAACTGCACAACGTCGTTTGGGTCTAAACCGCCACCGTTAAACACAATGTCTTTAGACGGCGCAAACCAAACTGGCCCTGACTGATCTAACGTCTGCACCATTGCTGCAGGTAGTCGAGTGTAAGACGCTGGGTAACCGTCAGCGGTGCGTGACGTGATGTACCAAAACGCGCGACCAAAAAAGAATAGGTCGTCAAATGTCCACGACATAATAAAATTGTTTGGCAATGTTGGGTCTATGCGTCGTAGCCAAGTGCGTGGCGCTAACGGCAATTTTTCCATTTCGTTGCCGTTCCAAATTTCGTTGTACATTTTTAAGTTCATACAACCGATAACGCTTGCCATGAGATCGCGCGCTCGACTGATAGTTGGCACGCTCATTGCACGATTGCGTGCCGTACCTTCAACATACGAGTAATACTGGCCGACTAGTTGTGCGCCAGCGTTGTTGTTCTGATAAAACGTGCCACCAGCTGCAGCGGCTTTAGTTGGCTGCGGTGAAATAGCCGCTTTTTTTACTGACTTGTTAAAGATTGCCATTTGTTAAGTATGCCACCAAACTAAATGCTCAATGTGTATAGGTGACCGCCGCAAACGTAACCGAGAAAGCATAGGTAAACGACGGCCACCCGTTTTGCATACTAGCCACTAGCCACAACAATCATAGGTTTACCTGTTGCGGTAGGTCGGCTTGCAAGTGCGGCGCACCAAACTAAACAGCGTGCTAACTCGATCGGACCGGGTGATCGCTGGCTAGATAGTGCGATGCTGTTTTGTGACCGTACTGCAACAGCGCGTTGTACGTGTTCAGCCAACATATTTTCGCCTGTATGCCACAACAGTTTTTCGTGGATCATTGACTTGATGCGCGGCGTAAATTTAAGTATCTCGCCATAGCCGACAATCGCACGCCGACGCTCAAGCGCTAACGGCCAATGAATATCTATAGACGGACTAATAGCAAATTTGATTGCCGTGTTTTTGGCTAAGCGCTCAACATGTTGCAACATTTCGTCGTATGTGTCGCAGACAAATTCAACGGTTACGACGGTGCGCCGATCGTCAAGCACTACGGCTCGAGTAGCAAAATAGCGGTCGTCGGTCAGCGACGTTTCTATTGCAATT